CCACTTCGGTGGGGACAATGATATCGTCCCCAAAGACTTGGACATCATCCGTGGCCTCGCGTATGCTCTTAATTGTCACCTTCTTGCCCGAAAAGGCAAGGACAGCGGCAATTGATACACACGCGTATACAATCGACTGTACCGTGAAGGTAACAGCCGACCCCATGGTAGAGTGCTTTGCGAGCTCTAAAGGCTCCTTAAGCAACTTACCTTCGACCTTCGAAGATCGTACGGCGTTCAGTCGTTCGAGTATACTCGCATTCTTGCGAAATACTCGCTCAACTGTCCAGCACGATAATCTATCGGAAGCCGAGCTCAAGTCGATAGTGGCGTAACAGCCATTCTCAGACCCGTACAAAGCTCCTTTTTGATTTAACGATTGATCGTTAAATGCAACAGAGGAACTTAGCGGCGTCTTCTTGAGTCGCGACTCCAACTGGTTTCTCACCAGTTGCTGTAACCATTGATTCTCAACCGGCTCTGCGGCGATAAGCCTAGGAGCCTTGAGCGTCTTTGGAACACAGATGAGTCTGGAGCTATTTTCAGCCCCAGACAGGTCTCTACTATCCTCGTGCAATAAGCCTTCGTTGGCTGCTGCATAACGACAGTAGGGGAATATGGCCTCAAGCCGTTCTGACCACTGAGGGAAGGAGTATTTATCCTCTCCCCTCCGTAGATTGGAAACGGCACCGGGTCCATGCTTAGGTAACTCGGTGTCGACCTCACTATGTAGGTCTCCGAGCAGGGCCGAGACGATGTCGCACACTCTGTGCAATACCGTAAGGCTTCCAAGCAGACATTCTTCAGCTCGATCTTTGATCGAGTCGTCGAGTCCTGCGTAGAAGCCTTCGCTGCCATACCGGACGTAATAGTCATCACAAAAAGTAACATTACTGTGATGATTAAGGTCAGGTAAGCCCCACTGAAGAGTAGGGCGGCGAAGCGTCGGTTCGATGTCCAGGAATTCTTGGACAGCATCCTGTATGCTCCTTTCTTTACATGGTAGCTCGAGTTTCTTGAGCCCCAGGTAGACCTGTCGTATCGCTACGATAGCCGTGATTGAAGCATCTTGCCTAAGTTCACCTTCCTTCTCAAAGACTTCCTTGTAGAGCTCCCCCAAGAAAAGAGGAAGCACTACACCCCGTCCTTGAGCGCGTAACAACGCGCCCTTAGATGGGGCGAAGAAGCCTTGATCCAAACACCGATCAAAGTGTTTGGCGGAAGCTGGCAGATCAACGCAGCTCAACCAGAGCCCGTTGGCCTCCAGAGCATGAAGAAGTCGGGCGAGATCTCTCTCCCACTCCTTCTGCTTGGGTCCATACAACCAATGGATGTCGTAAAACAACCGTCGGTAGTACGTCATTGCGTTGTGTATTTCTAGGCTATTATGATTAGACATATATCTGATCTCCTAGCCACTAAATACCAGCGTCGCAACGTATCGCGAGGGTAAAACTAAGGACTACCCCTTACGGGGCTTCTTGTCGCTTAGTTTTCCCAATCGACGATAGAGGCCGACTGAGCGTCTACGAGCACACCAAGTGCATCGAGAACACTCGTCGCAGTCGCAGGATCCTTTCCACGCGGCGAACGACACACTACATAAGCCTGGGTAATCTCAGCCTTACCAGTGGTTGCGTCGTACGTTGTCATAGAAAGGTCGACATTATGTCGAACAATCTGCGATCCATCAGCTTTCTTACTCTCGTAAGAATGCCGAATGGTCAGGATAATCTCAAGATTGGTTGCGATCTTTTGAAAGACCGAACCGGAGTTATCCTGATTGATCCGCTTCAAAGAATGAGCGGTGCCTCCAATCGTGACCGACATTGGGTTAGTGATAGCCATTGTAGCTCCTTGAACACACAAAGTTTGAGGGGAATCCCCAAACAGGAGAATGCACAGGGGTGTTAAACCCTATGTTAGAACATACACGCTAGGCTTCTTATTGACCTAGTTGTCGTCCCCGCAAAACAGCGATGACGGCGAGTATGTTAATGAACTGATTCTCGTTTAGAATCACGTTCACTGCAACTTCAGTTCCACTCCATCCCTCGGGGTATACCCGCCTTTCCAGGATCTGACGCGTTTTAGTAAACGCACCACCCTGGCAATTCGGCACCCTAAAGGTCGGAGTCATCCTACGCACCCAAGTGGTTTTCTTCGAAACACTGATATATGCGGGATAGACAATTTGTCTACCCCTATCAGCGGCCAGAAGACTACCAACGTTTGTGAAATAGTCGATCAGCCAACTAAAGGGAATCGCTTCCCAGGCTGTCGCCATCCCCATGGTTCCTGGATTTAGGTCCAGTAATACACGGAGAGCCAAACGTGCTTTCGCTATTGGATCAGGAGGGGGTATCAACCCCAACTTCGGATACCAACGAACCGAACCGTATAGAGTTTCGGTTACGATTCGCTCATCAATCCCGGTACAAAGCGTACCAGGCGGTGACGAGTTAATGGAAGCCGAGGTTCCAGCTATAACGAGGACTTTGTCCTGCGCTATACGGATCCTTCTGTGCAACCCTCCCTTCCCGACTAAGGAATTGAATTCCTTTATCCGGGCCTCAACATGTTTGAGGATATTGTCAAGAGCTTTGATGTTGTCCCTAAAGGGC